ATAGGCTTTCGCTATGGTTTCCAGAGCGATCGTTATTCGTTCCAAATAACAAACGGCATTCTCGGCGGCTTTGACTAGCTTGTCCACTCTCTGTCGAATACTTCTAAAATCAGCGTTTGCCATGATCAACCCCTCCGACAACAATTCTTGAATTTCTTGCCACTGCCACAAGGGCACGGTTTGTTCCGCTGTGGCCTGGGCTCCCTTTTTATCGGCCCGTTCTTCGACGAGATGGATCGCCTGTCGTAACACCGACGACACAGCGGTCTTCCTTGTTCGTCCGTCTTGAATATTTTGGCACTGCCACAACTGGCACAATCTAACAGCGAGTCCGATTTCCTATTCATCACACACCCCCTCTTTCTTTCGCTCCACGTAAATGACATTTCGCCCGTCTGTCCGTTCACAAGCCCGGCACGCTACATCGTAGCACCCCATTGGACCCATCGTTCCAAAATAACATAACTTGCACCTCCGCCCGGGCACGACATCCAATAGCCGACCATCTTCCATTACGACAGCATCTCCAATTTCAATATCCGCCCATATCAATCCCATTTCGATCGGCTCCCCAGCATCTGGACATTGTTTCTCAACACCTGAGCAATATGGCTTGCCGTGTCCGGAATCATACCATTACTATTCCACGGCCGAGGAGCCACAATGACATGCCCGCCGGCCTCATGGAACTTCTTACAGTTCGAATCAAAATCATCAATCAAAATCTTCGTCGGGCCTGCCACGGCCGGCTTGCATGCCCCTATAAGCAAGCGTCGTGCGTAGTTGGGCATCTCCGTCTGTACCCATGCCATTTTCCCAGCGGCGCACGACGGAGACAGTGATGGGCTCGTAAGAAGGTAAATATTTTCGGGACCGGCTATCCGTTCTGCTACGTGCAAGATTTCCTTGCCATCACTGGTCCAATCCAATTCGGACCAGAAGGATTCCTCGTTGCCCGGTTTCCAGAATTCCTCCGGAGTCAAGTTCCAGAGATCCGCCAATTCCCACGATTCCAATGGTGGGGCAACTCCCCTGTATGGATTTATCTTTTTATGAGCCCGACACATCCCACGAATGAAATCCACGAGCACCCCATCTAAATCCATGAATACTGTATAATTTGACATGTCACTTCCTTCTTTAATAACGAGGGGTTGGCGGTCTGTAATCATCCAAGCAGATCCCTTGATACCACTCGGCGGTCTTCTGTAGACCAGCACGGAGCGGCACCACTGGCTCCCAATCCAAGAATTGATTCGCGAGGGAGATATTCGGACGTCGTCGAACCGGATCATCCTCGGGCATTGTGCGTTCCCAAGTTTCCACCTTTCCGCCTCGATTAACCTCTGTCGCAATAATATTGGCAACCTCCAGAATCGAAAACTCTTCAGGATTCCCAAGGTTGATTGGCTTTCTGAGTGGTGGATTTTCAAGGTACAAAAAACGAACAAGACCCTCCACCATATCAGACACGTAACAGAAAGAGCGTGTCTGCTCCCCTGCTCCGTACACAGTCAAATCCATGCCGAGAAATGCTTGTCGCATAAAATTGGAAATGACTCGACCATCGTATGGATGCATGCGAGGGCCATACGTGTTGAAGATGCGTGCCACCCGCACGTCCACATTTTCATGCCGGCGGAAATCGAAACACAAGGACTCCGCCACCCGCTTGCCCTCGTCATAACAAGAACGCGGTCCAATGGGATTGACGCAACCAACATAATCCTCAGGCTGTGGATGAATAGAAGGATTGCCGTAGACTTCGGACGTGGAGCACTGAAGAATTGGGACTCGTAAGTGCTGGGCAAGCTGAAGAGCGTGAAGCGTGCCTAAGAATGAAATCTGTGTCGTCTTGATTGGATTGTGTTGATAGTGTCCAGGAGCGGCCGGACATGCCAAATTGACAATCCGATCACACTCCACACGAAACGGTTCCACCACATCATGTCGAATGAATTCAAATCGTGGCCGCCCTATCAAGTGTTCGATATTCAATCGACTACTTGTGAAGAAATTATCCAAGCAGATAACCTCATGCCCTTCATTCCACAATCGATCACACAAATGACTACCGAGGAATCCAGCTCCCCCGGAAAGTAATATCCTCTCCATTTTTAAGCCTCTTTTTCTTTACTTGGAAGATGGCTTCTAATCCATCAATCATTTCTAATAGCTGTGGCAATTTATTACGGAAAGAAGCATCACTGAGACTCTGTTCGAGTTCCAACATCCATTTCAGCATCCACGCCACCCGCCCATTGAATTTGAAATCACAGCGAAAAGCAAAAAACCTACGGCGCATCTTTTTCAACACACGCATCCGCCGAAGCCGGACTTCCATCCGTGCTATTTTTAATTCGAGAATCTGCTCCTCGAGAAAATCAATCATTTCCTGTCTGGTGGCTCTCTTTGCCATTTTCTTGACCCTCCCCACTTACAACAACACATCCGACAAAATGAATTGTCGGATGATAAACACCGATTGGACTTGCCGGCCGATTACCTGTATTTGGAATCACTTCCATGACAGGCTTCCCGTTCATTTGTCTGATAGGTGACTTGTCCACAACCTGCAATGATGGACCGGCGAATCTGGCTCTGGTCATTTGAATCTCCTGCTCAATGAATATCACACGAATGGTTATCCGCCTGCCGCTTTTCCACCACAGGCTTCTCACTCATTATCCTGTTCTTCCATAAATTCGACAATGCGTCTCGCCAGTGCCGGCAAATCTTCCAATCGAACAATGACGAGCCAATCCTTGTGGTTACGCTTGTGCATGACTGTTGGAATATTATTTGATCCGGCATCCCGTATGGACTGCTCCATAGCTTTGTAGAGGGACAAGCTTTCGACCCGCTTACATTCAATATGAACACCTTTCAAATCCTCAAGGACAATATCCGGAGATTCCGGACCGCCGGCGAACTGTTGCCCCCGCCTAGCATCCACCCCAAGAACCCAAGTTAATTCCCGAGCAAGTTCTCTTTCCCCTCGGGCGCCCTTACTTCTGCTATTCACCATCCTTATTGTCCTTCCTATAAGAATCGGACACGCAGTAACCAAGAAGAAGACCAATGAAAAGGAACCATCCCCATCCATCCTTGCCCTCATGGAGAATCCAGACAGCGCCGACAATGCATCCGCAACAAGCCAATGCTAAGAAAAATCTACCCATCCCCATCTCCTTCATTTAACAGAGCTTCATCTAATTCTGTAAGACGCCACGTAGTCTTCATTCTTATTTCTTCGGCGGCATCACACAGGGCTTCCACCCATTCACATTCCTCGACAGTCCTAACTTCTGGCAACGCTGCGACGGCCTCAATCATGGCCTTTTCCATCTTGTCTGCTAATTGTTCAACACTCATAATCGAATCAACTTTCCAGCCTCGGCCGCTTTCACCATTCTGGCGACGGCCTTCTTGATATGTTCGTAACTAATTTCACCTAGCTCAGATGTCCCTTTAATGTCCTGAAGTGTAAGTCCATCCAAGTGCCTCAGATAAAAACAGTCCAGACCATCTTCTAAGCGATTGATAATTTTCAGCGACAATCCATAGAACTGCAGATCTGCCATCGTTTCATTTTCAATCATTTTCGGAATATGTAACATCTCCGGTCTCCACAATTTTGCCAAGTCGGTAAGAAGCAATATCCGTATTAATCACAAACTGAATTTCCAGTTCTTCAGCTAATCGAAGAAGCATGTCCCGTGTTCGTTTCTGGTTCCCAACACCTCGAACATACTTGAACGGTTCATCCAAGATAATCAACTTCCGACGTTCCGGTCGTGCCAGTAAAATACTAGCGACACGTAACGCCAAAGAAGCCACGTCTAGCACGCCACCACCGACTTCATTTATAGGATTGTCCAAGACTTCCCCGTCCCGCATGAACACGAGAAGTGCCTCGGTCTTGCCCCTCTTAATTTCGAATTGAACTTCGAATTCATAAGGGTTGTCAAACACAGCCCGGAGGCAACGAGTGACAACATCCGAAATCTGCTGGTGAGCTTGCTGTTGGACGGCGTGGGCGAGCTGCTGGATAACTACCTGGGAACGATTGGCATGCTGAAGACGTTCCTGCAATCCCACCAGCGCCTTCTCTTCCCGCTCAACCCTGGAACATGCCTCTGCATGCTCTGCCTGAAGACCACTCGCCAACCGGCCGACTTTTCTCAAGTCCATTTCAATCTTCATAGAGGTGTCCCCACTTCTCCAAAAAATCTTCCCAACTAGCCTCCGCCACAGCTTCAGCCTCCTTAACGTCTTTTTCCCATTGGACCAGAAGTTCCTCGGCCTGCTCTTGGGTGGAGCATTCGTAAGTGGACTCCAACCGTTCAAGCAATTGGGAGAGACGTCCCTCCGCCCGAGCGGCATTCTGCCGAAGTTCTTCTACCCTGTCCTTCATCTTCTGGAATTGTTTCAAGTCCATCTTATTCTCCTATAGACTCAAGCAACATTTTTTGAACGGCCGGAGGCTCGTCGTTGCCCTGTAAATATTCTCGAACGGTCTTCCGGAAATTCAACGAATCCGGTCCCAGCTTCTTCAGCTTATCCAATAGCTCTGTCATTTCAACATTGTCATCCACGGGAACATCCTCCCCCATGTCCACCCAGAGGTCATCGGACACATCCAGCAAACGCTCTTCCACCGTGCCGTCCTCTTGCAACAAACCGACCCGCGGCTGGCTCTGTTGTTCGTCGGAGTGTCGATTCATCATGGCACCATTATTCCAGATAAGGCAACCTGTCTTTGTCCGTACCGAGAAGCCCTTGTGGTTGTCCCCAAATAACGCCACGTCGTAACCTTCGAGGGATTTACCCAAGATGCCCGCCCGGGCTTCTACTGGCGCCCCTGGGAAACTATAACCAGCTTTCCAGACGTAACGGTGAAGAGTAATGAGATTGACCCGATCCGCCATACGATCATGGTCCTTCGGAATCTCTGTTTCCCAACCACACCCAAGCGTGAAAATGGAATCCCCAATCTTCCTCGCCACCCCATTCAAATTCATAATCTTACCAGCTTCAACCAGAGTCCAATATGCACTCCGTCGAATCTCTTTCATATTGTGGTGGGGAAGGTCATGTTGCCCGGGAACAGAATACATGTTCGGCAAGTAGTGGAGTGCCCAGTTGACCAATTCGTTTGGACAATGCCACTTGTCAAAGACATCGCCACCACAAATGACAGGCACGTCCAATTCTGTGGCTATTGCCCGGATCTGCTCTACTGGCCGTTGCATGGCAGCATACCAATCAGGCTCCACCGAACGACTCGCCGGCGCAGTATGGCATAAATGCAAATCGGAACATAAGACCGCAATTGTACTAGACATCCATTTCCCCTCCACACAATGGACATTGACCGCCCAACTCCGCCGCCAAATCCCCTTCGGCCATTTCTAATGATTTCTTGGCCCTGTATGCGATTTTAACGGCCTTCCGCAATTCTGCGACGTCTGTGTCGAGTTCTTCGTGGCGTCGCGACACAGAGCGAGTATGGTCCAGCATTTCCGTCATACTGTCCATGTTCGGCAACTCTCGTGCCACTTCCTCTTGCACTATGCCAATCTTTTGCAAAATAGATGCTAGTGTGTCCAATTGCGTCAGCTCATTGGCGAATCGCACAACTTGTGCCAATGCCCGAGCACCTTCGTCCGCCGCTTCGCTGAAACCCATACAATCGACTAGAGCATCATCCATCTGTTCCAACAGAAGACTCAGCCCATTCCGTGCATCGGTCAATCCTTCCAACCGTTCTTGAGACTCTTTGAGTCTTATGTAATCAGCGTGTAATTCTACGGCATGTTCCGTTTCCTTTGCATCAGCTTCCGCCTCCCCCAACCGGTCTTGAACCACGTCTATCTCTGATTTGGTCTTACGTACCAATCGTGCTACGTGCGCCATGGCATCGTCAATTACGGTTAGATCGACGATGCTGTTGATTTCCTTAGCAACCTCCCCAGCGGTCAAACTGAACCAGAACAACGGATCATGCTGGCTCTGGAAATTTTCCGGGCCAAGATTCAAAATCTGGGATACGCCCTCGGGCACGTCGGTTCCCATAGCTTTGTATTTATGGGACACCGAATCCTCACCCGGACTTTTCGTCTGGTAGCAATTCTCCTTGCCCCGCAACCGACGCACACGCCATCCATTGCTGAACAGAATGGAGATTGACGTCTTATCCGAACCATGGCGACGAAACCCCTCGCCCCGCGGACGATTAAATGCCACCCAACGAATTGCTCGCAAGATGGCAGATTTGCCAGTGTCGCTAGGACCACAAATTGTCGTGATCTTTGAATCGAATTGAATGTCCAATGCTTCATGGCATTGAAAATTTTCGATTCTAATCCTCTTCAAAAAATCCACGTCTTTTAACTCCTCTAGGTCTGTCCCGCAACATGGAGATGCCTAACTCCTCACACGCAGCGTCCCAATTCGATTGCGACCATTCATCCTCTGCCAATTCAAACTGAGGACAACCATCAAACGGCAAATCAGTTACTCTTAAATTACGACGAAACAATTCCCATGAAGTATCAGCTTGAAACTTCTTAAACGTCTTCGTTCCCGGTTTCAACAATCCCAACATGAATCGAATTGCGGTCTTTTCGCCTACACCAGACAGTCCAGTCAAACCATCGGAGCTGCACCCTGCCCAGGCTTTGACCCTTGACCAGAACTCCGGGCAAATTCCATACTCCCGACGAAACCACTTGGCGGTCTGGATTTTCTTCTTGGCCGGATTATAGATAGAAACGTCTCTCGGCTTCTTCTTGAGTAATTGATACAAATCCTGATCTGTAGACACGACAATGATTCGCTGAACAGGCACAGTCCGACAAGCCATAGCAATCAAGTCGTCTGCTTCAAATCCTCGAGCACGCCAAATATTACGGAATCCGCATGCCGGCAATGTCACTTGTCCCAATTCCCGAATCTGTCGCTGGACATCTTTCCGCAATTCATCCTCTTCTGGCGTTCTGTTCTTCTGTCGATTCATTTTATACTCAGGAGCTATGCTTCGACGGTTTTTATAACCACCATCAAAACAGAACGCAAACCGGCAACCGGGAAACAGTTCTTGCATCTCCATAATGTTCTTCAAGACACCGAACTGTGCGGCCGTCTGTTCCCCATCATAAGACATGTCATGAATGGCATGTCGTGCTCGATGAGCAATATTGGAGACATCGATTATGACAAGTTCATCACTCATACATACACTTTCTCAATCAATTCTCGAAGTGCCTCGTTCACCCAAACACGCTTTCTCAAGCATGCTCGAATTTGGATGCACACCTCGGACTCTTCCCCGACTTCTTCGCAGGCTGATTTATCTTTTTCCGGCGCCGACACCAGAACAGGAGCCAAACTCTCAGCAAGCAGGTTCAGCAGCCTGATGGTAGTATCATGCTCCGCCCCATACTGTTCTATCAATTGAATGGCCGGTCTGGGGGACTCCACTGGGCAGCATGGGTTGTCGCTTATCACACCAATTCTCTCATCCATTGCTCTTCTCCCTTTCTTTCTCATACTTCTCCCACTCGGCCATGACGGTCGTGCCTTCGGAGACGAAACATCGTTCTTTGTTTTCTTCAACCCATTCCGCATAATTGGGATGAAGCAATGGCTAATAAGATTGGGAACATATCACCCTTCATTGCTCTCTTCCCCTTCCGTCGTCGGTCGTACCTTCCGACACCGCATCATCGTCCGCACCATCATCTCCAAAGCCTTGAGCGGGATATAGTGAACGATTGAATCGCCCTCCATATCCTTCGTCAAGTCTCGGGCCTCGTCGATTGCTTCACAGCATTCTTCGATTGCCATCTCGGGCAACTGATTTGCTCGGGCCAAGGCCTCGTCCACGTCTTGCTCGCACGTGCAAGGAAGGCCGGCAGTAGCCGGATTGGCGAACGTCTCCGGATCGTTGAGTGGGCAGTTCGGATTATTTTGCAGATGGTCCATCGTTCTGTTCTCCTATCGCTATTTCAATATGCTGGGCAAGACACTCACCCGTTACATCCACCGGGAAGTCGACACAGACGCTCCGGGCCACTCCCGCCATGTTCATCAAATCGCCGTCCACGAGCTGCCACCCTCCATCGACCATCGTTAAATTCAGCGGAAAGATTTCCTCCCACGCTTGGGTCTCAGTCACGTGCCGCATAATTTCCTCCATGGCTTGCTCACGTGTGAGGTTATGATTCTTAGCCACGCCTCGCCAACCAATCGTCGCAATTACCGTGTCTGAAAGAAAAGGGATGGTCTCGAGGAGCAATTGCTTAAGAGTCCTGCCATGGGATTCTTGAATTGAACGGGACTGGCATTGTGGGCATCTGTCCCGTTTTACCATGTACTCAGAATCCTCCGATGGGCAATCACACCTATGACCAGCTTCACAATCCGTTCCCGGTTCACAGCAAGGCATCAAGTCATTGATAATGCAACCACACACACCGGGCTGGAATAATCCATCGTATCCGTGTTCCTCCAAATAATCTTTAACAATCTCACGAATTTCCATTAACCCTCTCCTACCTTATTGATTGTAATTCCATCATCGGCCAACCTACGAACAGTTGCAACCGAATCCAAAATCTCCTCTACCGTCAAACCGGCCAAAGTCATAAAATCAAACAAGGCCGCCAGACTTTGACTGGTCTCCCCCTCCTCGGCAATCAATGTCAACTTCTTACAACCTCGTGGCTTGCCTGCCCCATTCCATAACTTTGCAATAATTCGCATCGGTCGGTCTCCAAGTGCTGGGGCCATGCCACCCTCCAAGCTTCGATCTATACGGACAGGTCGCGCATGGGCGGGTCCGCTGACAATTGTCGCAAGGTCGTTCTTCTTTGTTTTTCATTTCTTCTCTCCTCAATACCGTGATTTTCTCTTAACGGCAATAGCCTCTTCAATCTCCTGCCACACCTGAGAACACAATTCCCGCAAATCCGGAACCATGTCTTGCTCTTCAAGTGTCTTGATTAGCGTCTCCCGACGCCCATGCAACTCCGGTCCCAGACCTGTTGCCGTGATGGTTTTCGTCTTCTTGGCTTCCTCCCACACACCCTCACCCACGAGATAATCCACCATGCTCCCAACTTCATCGATTCCTACGGAATAGAAAAACGGAACTTCCACTGTGCTCATCTTACCATTATTTCGATTCTTCTGAACCTCCAACTTGACCACCGTGCCGATGGGCCTTTTCTTTCCTCGATACGTTTTCTTGACTTGTCGAATCACACTGGTCCACACTTCGACATCTGCATAGAACCGCAGAGCCCGGCCGCCCGAACGTGTCCTTGGATTGTACTGGGAGCCGAATCCAATGTTGTCCCGTGTCTGTGAAATCACCACCAAGATGCTGCCAGATTCTTCCAGCTTGCCCATGACTGTTCGTAGCATGGTAGAGTTGGCTTTAGCTTTAGCAGTGCCATAGCTGCCGGACTCATCTTCTGTGGAATTGCCACGAGCTTTCTTCTTTCTGGATTTGAACTTCTCATCATCGGCTTCCGCCGACAGACTGTCCATGGAATCCACGACATAGATAAACGGCCGGCCGTCATCCAGGGCATCGTCCAGATGGAAATACATGTCTTCAATGGTTTGGCTGAATACAGCCGCACCACCGTCCCACCTAGGCGGTTCAAGACGGTCTGCCATACGTTTGCCAAAGAACCGCTCCATGCTCATACGGGCGCCCCTCTCCACGTTATCGTAGATGAAGCGATATTCGTCGAACCTGGAATCAATTGAAGCCTCGGCCATACAAGAAAGACTGAACCACGTCTTGCCCGACATCGAATCCCCGACAAGGTATGTATAGCTTCCCGTCGCAAATCCATGGTCTGGGTTCCCAGTCAATGCCATATTGAAAAGAGAAGAACCACTTGATAAGTATTGGGGCACTTCCTTCTTGCGTTTGGATGTCAAAAGGGATTTGACCTTTTCCGTTCGTTCGGACTTTTTTTTCTTCGTTGTTTTCTTCTTAGCCATCTTTATCTCCTTAGAGGTGTCGGCTGGATTCGAACCAGCTTGCTTCACAGGAATCGTCAAGAACGAAATTACCACGGAATTCAACCGCCACCTAGCTACAACTGACTCGCGGGCTTGTAGCCATACCCTGCGTCTACCATGCGCCTCGACACCAAAGAATGTGGCAGTAGGCGAAATCCATCCCACCCACTGCCACACCCAAACACAGTCTCAACTAGTCCCAACCGTCGTCCCAATCTTCGTCGTCATCCTCTTCAGGTTCCGGTTCGGACTCCTTCTTTTTCTTGCCCTTGGACTTTTTCTTGGGTGCTGGCTTCTTCTTGGGCTTCTTCTTAGGAGGCTCTTCTTCCTCCTCGTCATCGTCCCACGGTTCATCCTCATCTTCGTCGTCCTCGGGCTCCGGTTCCTTCTTAGCCTTCTTGCCCTTGGACTTCTTGGGCTTCTCTTCTTCTTCGTCGTCGTCGTCCTCGTCGTCATCCGGCAAGTAGCCCAGACCACGACATGGTCGACAGACACCACCCTTTGAATTCTCACCGCTGCCTTGGCATGCTGTGCACTCATGGTGTCCGTCAGGAATGATCAATTCCCCTTCGTCATCATCTTCATCTTCGTCGTCCTCAGGCTCTTCTACCTTCTTCTTGGCCTTCTTGCCCTTAGACTTCTTCTTGGGCTTCTCTTCTTCGTCGTCGTCACCTTCATCGTCCCCGTCATCCACTTGGAGGAAGATGGCTTTGAGCTCATCGTACGGCAACACGATGACAAGGTCATCCAGACACAATGCCTCTTCCAGCAAATCTTCATCCAATTCCGAACGAGGTTTGAAACCGATGGTCTCCACCTCGTAGAACGTGGCGCCGGCAAACGACTTCTCCGCCACGCCAAGCTTCAGCGTGCTACCTTCTTCCGGGTCAGCGAATAGATCGAAATCCTCGTCTTCGTCTGCGTTGCGGACTTCCGCATCGAGCAACTTGCCGAACAAGTAGAACGAGATATCCCAAATCTGGATTCCCTTCTCCGGTTCCGCCTTGTCAACGACGTTGAAAATCTGACGTTCCTTCGGAGCCAAGGACTTGATTTCGTCCTCATTGGCATCCGGATCTTTCTGCAACTCCGACCGATACTCACAGATTGGACACGGCTTCTTCGCCGTCTTGGCTGGGCAGACGTAAGCGTCATTATTCGGACCGATGCCACGGTGAACCCAGAACGTGCGCTCGTAGTGGAGTTCCCCTTTCTCCGCCCACGGATTGCCAGCGCCGGCGATAAATGGAATGATGTCGACTCGGCGAGTGCCGGCCTTATCCAATTTGAACATCTCCGTATCCGCTGGGACTTGGATAGATGTTCGTTCGAACCCTGTTGTGTGTTTCTTGGCCCTGTCCTTGGCCGAAACCTTCTTGCGTGAATCTTTGCGGCTTCGTTTCTTCTTAGCCATGTCCATTCTCCCTTCTAATCTGTTGGTCCTTAAAAATTTGGCGACCTTTGAAAAAAGCATAGGTGCCAAGCTTTATCGAAACATAAATTTCAAATGGCACGGCTACCAACACCACACCAAGAATCAAAAACGTGTCAATCATCGACGCACTCCCTTTTTCCGAGCGGATTTCTTCTCCGCTTGGGACATCTTCTCTTCCGCCCCCTTCGGCGGTCGTGGACTTGAAAAATAATCTGCAAGGAACAATGAGACGAGTCCTTCCAACGCACGTTTACGATGTTCCAAAGCATCTGAGGCGGCGCTGAGTATGTCAACAGCATGTCGGCACTCAATGACATTATCCTCCGCCACACGAACCGCCGCCACGGTTGGAATGGTTGCTTCAATGGCCTTCTCTGTGATCTTAACAAGTCCAAAAGACTCCGGATTTCTTCGAATTGCCATGTCGGCCTCGGCTCTGGCAACATCCCGAGCTCTCTTGGCTTCTTCCCAATCCCGTCGGGCATCCGCAAGCTCGACAGCATACTGATGATAGAGTGACGGCTGTCGAATCCATTCCTTGTCGAGATTGTATTGATCAATTTCAAAAATATTCGACTCAGTCATCATTCCCCTCCGTAACCGTTCGGTTTATTTGTATGCCAATTTACCGCCGACCTTATTATCGACGGCAAGTCAGACTGCCGAGGAACAAATTTCAACATTTTTCGGATTTTGGATGCGTCGCAAATCAACTGTGCCGGATCACCTCTTCGCGGATCAGCTAGTCGAGTCGGCACCCGCTTCCCCATAACCTTCTCGATAGCGTCAAGCACTCCATAGACACTGTGTCCCGTATTCGTGCCAACATTGAATGCTTCAAACCCTGTATCAGCCTCCCTCTCCAATGCTAAGAGGTGGGCTTCTGCCAAATCCTCGACGTGTATGTAATCCCGAACACACGTGCCATCAATTGTTCCATAAGCATTACCAAAAATGGGACACGGGGCATCTACCATTACAGACTTGATGGCGATAGGAATCAAATGAGTCTCCGGGTCATGATCTTCCCCCATCTCTCCATCTTCAGAAGCTCCGGCGACATTGAAATAGCGAAGTGCCGTAGCTTGGAAACCGTAAGCCTCCGACATGTCCCGAAGCATCCACTCCCCGCACAGCTTGGTAGCCCCATACGGATTAATCGGCGAGGCCTGACTTGTCTCTAGAAACGGCCGTCCTTGCCATTCCCCATAGACGGCACAACTACTGCTGAACACCACCTTGCGAACATGATTAGCTACCAACAGCTCCAGCGTCTTAAACATACCGACCACGTTCGTGCGATAAAAAGCCTTCGCTTGCTGAGAGGACAGCCCAACTTCCGTTCGGCCGGCGAGTAAGATAGCACTGTCTATCCCGAAATGGGACAACAAATATTCCCATTTCCAAGAATCGTGAATATCACACACAAACAAATCTGCCCCATCCGGAATTGCCCGAAGGTGTCCTCGGGATAAATCATCCAGAATCAAAACTCGATGACCCTTCTCCAATAACTTCTTCGCTATGAAGCTGCCGATGTAACCGGCACCCCCTGTCAGCAATACATTCATCTCAATCCCCTTGTTCTTCATGCCATCCATTCGCTAAGATTCGGAGGTGCTTCCGAACAGCCTCACACTTTTCGAAAATTTTATTCGCCCACCACAGCCTCATAGCATGCCGCTATCAAACCAGCCCGGCCGGAGTCGTAGAAATTACGTTCAAATATTTGAATGATCTCCACAGCCCGAGCAGCCCCTTTGCCACCTCCCAACGCCACTGACGCCATCCACCCAAGGATCATCCGGCGAATAGACTCAGCCTGTTCATTCAGACCATCGATGGACTTCAGTATCTTGGACATCGTCGGCCATTTAGCATTTTTCATAAGGGCCTTACAGATTTCAACCCCACCAGCACGGCTATCTGCGCTTGTGATCGCCTCCAATTGCTTTTCGGTATCTTCAATCCCGATCAGACTGTGGAGCAGCACAAGCGATTTACGGGCGCTTCCCTCGGACGCTTCAACCAGACTGTCGACCACCTCCTCATCCAGTTCCACGTCCTCTCGCTTTGCTACCTCCACGACCAACTCCTCGAGCTTGGAAGGGGACAAAGACTTGAGGGCGATTTCTGTGCATCGTGTGCGTATGGTGTTCAGCAGCTTCTGCGGGTCTGTCGTGGCGAGGAAGAAGTAGACATGGGATGGCGTGTCTTCAAGCATCTTCAATAAAGCAGATTGAGCATCTGGTGTCAATCGATGGGCTTCATCAATACACCAGACTCTTGTCTTGCCTCCCATTGCCGCCAACTGCCACCGGGCTTGAATCTCGCGAATATTATCAATGCCACGATTTTCAGCGGCATTGATTTCTTCGTAGTCCGTATCGGAACAGTCCAATCTCGTTCTCAGGATTCGGGCGATGGTAGTCTTGCCCACACCCGAAGGACCAGTCAGCAACAGACTGTGCGGAATGGCTTTGCGTTTACCCAAGTCACACAGGACACGAATAGCCTCGTCTTGACCGATGACTTGTTTGAAATTTTCCGGACGATATTGACGATACAATTCAACGGGCTTATCCGACATTTCCAACTCCGATTTCAATAGGTTTCTTCTGCCACCAATTCTCGTATCCGATTTCCGCTTCCACTTCCAGCGGCACAATTATCCACGGCCAGTGCTCTACAATTCGTTCCGTCATAATCTCCCGAGCAAGTTCCATATAGATATCCAATTCATCTAGATGGACATCCGCAACAAGACTGTCGTGAACCTGTCCCACAATCACCGTTTTCATTTTACGCTGCTGGAGTTCTTTATTCATCTGTATCAAAGACCACAGGAGGCAATGAAATGCCGCTCCTTGAACAGGATAATTGATACAGTCATTCCGCTTCATCGGCCCAACAATTTCAAATCCTGTCAACAAAGAAATCTTCCCTGTCTCCTGATAGGATTCCCACCAATCTTTTCTCCACTGGTCATAGACGTGGAAACGCTTGCCCCAGAACCGATTCTCCACTTTCATAATATGGTGCAAGAATGTTCCTCGTGGAGGACTCCCCTTCTTCGGCATGGTTCCAAGCTTCTTCAAGCCCTCACTAGCCAAGTGACTTTTCATGGACTCCCCATCAACCGTTCGTACATCCGGCAACATTGCAGACGCCCAAAGCTGAGGAGCACACTGAGCAAAGTAAGAGCCGTAGAATTCCGGAAAGACGAATTGATTCTTAGCAGCGAATCGAGCTTCCTTCGTCACTTGGCCGGCTTCCAGTTTGTAGCACTCGGCCGCCATGTCCCGATGCATGTCCTTAGACGGGTCTCGGATATATGCCAGCATTGTCGGGTCATGGTGGTAACATGCCGCAATGCGCACTTCCAGTGAACCATAATCAATCTCAACGATCGCATGGCCATCCCTCGGCACGAAACAAGATCGGATGAGTTCTCCTATTTCTTTATCTCGAACCGGCTGATTCTGAAAGTTCGGAGAATCGGAGGAAGAACGATAAGTGCGCACCAGATGCAAATTGAAAACAGGATGGATGAAACCATCAACCACTTCCCGCTCTACCCCTTTGAGATATGTTGCTAGCAACTTCTTCAATTTCTCATAGCAGAGATAGGTTCGAATGAACGGAATGTCGATCCCATTCAACGCGACTTCATCCACTTTGGCTCGGGCTGTCTTTGTGCGGGATTGTGGTTCATGTCCCATGTCATCAAACAGGACAGTCCCCAATTGAACACGACTCCCCAGAGATGCAGAAGCCCCATATCGCCGGCGCCATAGCTTCCACACTTCATCCTCTTGCAGTTCAATCTCCAATTTACGAATTCGCTGAGTGACCTCGGCCTTCGTTCTTTTCAGAACATCTGTATCCACTCGCATGCCGGCACGTTCAACGTCTGCCAGTGCCAAGCTACCCTCATGCATCAACTTATAAGCTGATTCTAAATTAGGCGAAACCATGTTTCTGCTCCTCTGCTATTTTATATTCCAAGACGGCATCCAGTGCATTGTAACGCAGCAAAGTTTCCCAATCCAATTGGCGAATCCTATTCGGTAGATTAGATCCCTTGGACTTCAAATAAGGAGAAACAACATCAGCATAATCGGGTTGTCCCAACAGAACAAACGCTTGGAACTTCACAGACGTTACTTGCGGTCTATTGTCTAAGACATGAGCGGCCTGCATGGTACAGAACCGCCAATTCTTAACACCATGCCCGAACGCCATCTGTGTCCACCGCTCTTCGAATTTGATATTAGCACCGATCTTCTTAACCGGACTGCGGAGGAGTTCCCCCATGGCACCCACTGCCGCCCCATGCCATGGAAATGCGATGGTTTTCTTCCCACGCCAACAGACGGCACAGCTAAGTATCGCAGCATCCGGACAATCGGGCTTCAGCATATTTGTTTCATAGTCAAACGCAATGGGGCCACCGCGATCAATTAAAGAACGCAACATGTAAGCTGCCCGATTCGTGTCTTCAATCAACTTACACTGATCCAGATAACATGGAGCACCATACGGCCACGGGACATCCGTCTGATTCACAGCCGCCTCGATGTGCTTATCAAATAACTGATCCAAGACAGAATCTTCCATACGAATCAAATAGGCTGGATGATAAGTAGGGTGAACCCAAGCATTGATCTGGTGGGCGGGAATTTGCCATCCCGGCCACCGTGAGAACATCCCCGTATCTTCTCGCCACAGATATCCAATCAAAGATTGTATAGCAGGACCACCGAGCAAAATAATCGAAACGGGTTCACACTCTTCAATCGTTCTCAACAGATTCGGCCGGCATGCCAAGACCTGATCCTTGCCGGCCGTTTGCCCGGCCGACGGCCGACACAAGCAGGCATTCGTTCTCCAGCAATCCCGCTCCATATCTATGCCGCATTTACGAAGAGCATCTTCTAGGCGTCGGCTGCTCTGCCCGAGCATGGACACACCTTGTTCATCTTCATCCTTGCTAGGATATTCGGACACAATCAAGATGCGGCGCCGGCCCTTGCCATATAGTGGCATCTTCGGGGTAGTGCTCCCAACTTGAAGTCCACAAGCACCACACCGCGGAATAAGGGATTGGTGCCTGCCCGTTCCTTGAACCTCATCCAGCGAAAAGAATGGCATTTTATTCTCCAACGCTTGTACACGTAACAAATGTGAAATTCTCTCCCACGATTTTCAACATGCCGTCTCCCACCTCACAAGTGGTCGACCGTCTTAGAATTTCCAACAGCAACTCCGGCGCAATGCAGAAGCGAAGGGGATCGCCCTTGAACTTGGCCTTCTGTTGTTCTTGATACCAACCTGCCGCTCCACGACCCTCCAGCATCATCTTGCCAGAACTGAGATGGACAGTCACCAGACTTTCCGCCTTGACATCCGTGAAAATCTCCGCCTTCGCAATGGCTTCATCCAGACCCTTCGGCAGAACCACCTTCTTGCCCGACACTTCCAAGAATGCCGTCAAGTCTTTGTATTCATCCATATAACGTCGGCACGACAGAACCAATCCACTTCCATTGCGATAATGGATCCAATTCTCCGTCTCCCCGAACTCCGACATACCCAAGCCGGCAATATGCGCCGCAGACGATTCCCGGATGAGTGTGGCTTGCTCCACCCCTGTCTCCAACGGATACCGACAAACCTGGAAATTATCACAAGCCTCAATCCATTCCGGATGGATATGAACGCAAGTCAAAAGAAACTTGCTCTTGTCTTTGCCCGTACTTTGACGCACCATGCGAATAGCACGATCAAACTCTGACGGCAGTTCTTTCCAATCACCCACTTCTTCCAAACCGTCCAGCGGAAGAAGGATTTCTTGTTGCATACGGATACCAGCTCGACGACGTTTCCCCTTCACTCGGAGTTCTTCTTCCTCCACAGTAATTTCAATTTCCTCCTCCGTCATCTTACGGAGGAGATTCAGCAGCGGTTCGGCCGCCACAGCACCCTCAAAGTCCACACCCGATTCGATTGAACAGGAAACCTCCCCGTCATATGTTGCCACACG